CCAGGTGATGTAGTATTCTTCCAATTCGATGCTGATGCAGAGGCTGACCATGTTGGTATCTGTGCTAGCAACGATGGGAAAAAATACCTTATGGTCTATGAGGGTAATACCTCAGGGGATAATAAGGGCAGTCAATCAAATGGAGATGGTGTGTTTCTAAAGAAACGTGCTTACTCCCTCGTAATGGGCGTTGCTCGCCCTTAAAGGACAATATGAATACAACTAAATTAAAAGCAATTGTTGCAACCTATTTACGTGCAGCCGTTGCTGCCGTACTTGCGCTGTACCTTGCTGGTACAACTGACCTAAAAACACTTGCATTAGCGGGTGTTGCTGCAGTAGCAGGACCTGTTTTAAAGGCATTGGACCCAGCATCACCAGAATTTGGTGTAGGTAGTAAGTAATTATATACCTCTAATCGGGCTTTAAAGGCCCCTTAGAGACACGAAAGCCCCCCAACCCAGTAGAGATACTAGGAAGGGGGGTCTTTTGCTGTTTATCCACCTGTACTATAGAAGCCACCCGTTTTAAAAATGGTAGGGATAGCAGACCATAAACGAGTCATACTCACATCACAGCATACTGGTATAGTTTCATCACTATGTGCTTTATTTAATTCTTGTTGCCCAGAACAGACATTGCATTTGTATTCGTAGGTTGGCATAGCACGATCATAGCATATGTGTTACTATTGCGCTACGGGAAACCGTGGGGCAGAAACTTCGATTGACGGGTGACGGCAAAAGCCTAACCAGCCTCCCAACCACCATGATTTATTATGGGGGGTGGGGGGGGCATTTCTTGATTTCAGGGTTCAGGCAGTCATCAATTGGCGTCAGCCAATAGGGTATGTTAGGGTTACACCATGACCGAATTATCTAAACATATATCCTATTCATCTCTTGGTACTTACTTAGAGTGTGGATGGAAATATAACTTAACTAAATTACAAGGTGTACCCCAAAAACATGCTGTATGGTTTACGGGTGGATCTGCTGTCCACAAGGCTACTGAAATGTGGGACTTAAATCCTAATGACGCAGAAATCATTTGGAATGAAGCATGGCACAATCAAGTTAGAGAAGATGAAGAACTTAATGGTGACATGAATACATGGGAATTTGCCAAACGCGAAGACATGTCTTGGTGGTATGGTGAAGGTCTATGGATGCTTGATCGTTGGATTACTTTTAGGAACAACGGGTGGAATATCTATGAAGACTACATCGAGAAACAGTATGAAATTCCTTTGGTAGATACTGTGGTTAAGATGGCTATCGACCGAGTGATGACGGATTACGATGGCAATATAGTCCTTTTAGATATTAAGACAGGGGCGTCATCTCAGAGACATCCACTTCAACTTGCTACCTATGCGTGGGCTTTACGCAAGAATGGTGTAGAAGTGGACAAGGCTGGTTTCTGGGATGCTCGCACTGGCCAAATATCTACATGGAACCTTGAGCATCTTGCTACCGAAGAGGTAGAAGAAATATATTCAGAGTTTGATAGAGCCCGTAAGGCTGAGATTTATTTACCTAATTTGTCTAATTGTGGTAGATGTGGTGTGCTATCATACTGTAAGTTTATGAACGGACAATATACAAAAAAGGAGAAAACCAATGGCTAATGCTAACTTCCAAGTTAGTAGTAAGTTATCAGATGGTCGGATATTTCTGATCGCTGGTAACACCGCTGATGAGTTCAAGATTAACTTGACTCAAATACTGGGAGATGTCGGGGCTGAGAATCTAATCTCAACTATGGCAACTTCATTAGAGGGACCATCAATGTCTTATGAGACGGCGGTAGGTAACCTTACTCAGGGGCTAGGCGCAACGCCAGCACCTAATACAACACAAACTTTCACCCCAAGTACTGGTCCTTCAGGGAGGACTTGTAAGCATGGTGAGATGACAAAACGTACTGGTGCAGGTGCTAAGGGACCATGGAAGGCATTTATGTGTCCTTCACCTAAGGGAACACCAGACCAATGTGAACCAGCATGGATTCGCCGTACTGATTCTGAGTGGAATTCTTTCTAAGAAATGAGAACCTTAGCCCGTGCCGTAGGTAGTAAAGATATTGGTGGTGAACCATTGCCATCAGTCTTTCGTACCTTTGATGTTAATAAAATTATCATCCGTCGGGCTGAGGTATCTATGATCGCAGGCACTCCAGGAGCAGGTAAATCAACACTTGCTCTTGCAATTGCCCTTAGAAGTAAAGTACCAACACTATACATAAGCGCAGATACAAATGCCCACACAATGGCTATGCGTTTACTATCAATGATTTCTGGTCAACCACAATCAATGGCTGAACAGATGCTCATAGAAAATGTTGATGGGTCTCGGAAAACTATCAACGACAATTCAGGTCATATCTTCTGGTCATTTGAGTCAGCGCCAACTTTGGCTGATTTAGATATGGAAGTATCTGCATTTGAAGAACTATGGGGTTGTCCACCAACCTTAATCGTAGTCGATAACCTAATGGATATTGCCAACGATGGTGGTGAAGAGTTCGCAGGAATGCGTTCTACAATTAAAGAATTGAAATATCTTGCAAGAGATACTAATGCTGCAGTTCTTATCCTTCATCACACGAAGGAATCCTATCCTGGTAATCCGTGCCAGCCTAGATCAGCGCTACAAGGAATGGTTGCTCAACTACCAGCCTTGATATGTACAATCGGTAGTAATGCTCCTGGATATATTGCTATTGCACCTGTTAAAAACAGGTACGGTAAAGCAGATCCAAGTGGCGATACTTCATACTGGTTACAATTTAATCCTGAAGTGATGGAAGTTTCTGATATACCTGAAAGAATATGAGTGCGAAGGATATCTGGGAACTAACTCCAGATTATAAAGAGTCGATGGATATACGTGGTAAACCTACCAAAGTATGTCCATGTGGTTCTTTTGTTTGGAAACTGATCGTTGAATGGGATGACGATAGTGATACAATAAGTTCATACTTTATCGATATGGAGTGTGCTGTCTGTGGGACAAAGGCAACAGCCCCAACAGAGGAGAGACTATGAAGAAACACAACCTGAGATACATGACAATGTGTTTTGTGGTTTTTGTGGCTTTATCGCCGCAAAATGCGGTTGCAATTATTACGGCCCCAACCCCTACAAAACCTGAGTGTATTAAAATGCATTTAACAATTAGTCAAAGTAAAAAATTGGCTAAGAATTATGCTCGTCTTGAAGTTAAACAAGTAGGTTGGAACAATAAAGAATGGGAATCTTTACTATTACTTTGGAGTAAAGAATCGCGCTGGGATTACACAGCAGATAACCCAACATCTGATGCATACGGAATACCCCAAATTATCGGAATGCCTAAGGATACACCTTTATATAAGCAAGTTGATCTTGGGATCAAATACATCAAAAAGCGGTATAAAACGCCTACTTTAGCGCTTAAACATCACTTAGATAAGGGTTGGTATTAAATACTAAATGGCTAACAAGAATGGTCGCAAAGGTTCTTTATTCGAGACAACTGTACTTAAATGGTTGCGCTCTAAAAACGTAGTGGCTGAAAGATTAACTAAGGCTGGTGCTAAAGACGAAGGCGACATTGTTGTTATGGTCAATGGTAAAACATATATCCTGGAACTCAAGGCGACTAAAGCACTCAAGTTGCCTGAGTTCTGGAGTGAAGCAGTTATAGAAGCAAAGCACTATGCAGAGGCTCGCTCACTAAGCGCGACTCCTCCTTCGTATGTTATAGTTAAGCGTAGAATGGGTGGTATAAATCAATCATGGGTGGTGGAAGATCTTGACCAATGGATTCGCAAAGTCACAACGTGTAAATGTATTGCCGATTAAGGATGTATTAGAATATTATGGAGCAAAAGTTCCTGAACGAAATGGATGGAGCAGTATCAGATGTCCCTTCCACGATGACACACATAGATCAGCAACAGTCAACATTAGAGAAAATGTATTTTGTTGTTTCGCCTGTCAAGTTAAAGGCGATACTTACAGAATTATTATGGACAAAGAGGGGATAAGATTTTATGAAGCAGTCAAGTTTGCAGAAAGAATCTCTGGGCAAAGCAGCAAAGTATTACGCAGCAGCAATACACGAAGCAGAGGATTACCTCGCAGAACGGGGAATTACTCTGGAAGTAGCGAAGAAAGTAGGCTTGGGCGTCGTACTAGATCCAATAACGGGACACGAGCAGTATGAAAATAGACTCTCTATCCCGTATATTACACGTTCGGGTGTGGTTGACATCAGGTTCAGATCTTTGGATTCGCAAGAACCAAAGTATATGGGGCTGGCTGGTGCAAGCACACACCTCTTTAATACCAAAGCCTTCTTCAAAGCGTCGTCATTTATTTGTATTTGTGAAGGTGAGATTGACACGATCACGCTGGATTATGTGTGTAATATACCTTCCGTGGGGGTCCCAGGAGTGAACAACTGGAAGAAACATTACACTAAATTACTAGCAGACTTTGATAAAGTCTTTATGTTTGCTGATGGTGATAATGCTGGACATGAGTTTTCTAAATCATTAACCAAAGAATTAGGTAATGTTATTACTGTGCAGATGCCAGAGGGTGAAGATGTTAACTCAATGTATCTTAAGCATGGTGCTGATTACTTCCAACAAAAGATTAGTAACTCCCAATGAGCGTACTTATTCCATCTGACGAAGGTTTCCGTTGCGAAGATTGTGAGTTCAAAACTGAGGATATTTTCTTATTTTTAGAGCATTGTGACATTTGTTTCTCATGGAACTTACGCCTGAGCAATCGTTATAGCATTGATCTGTATGCAATATTAGAGGAAGTTAATGTTATGTTAGTACAAGGGCAGATTGCTCATGCCATAGAGATAATTCAATCAGTTACCTTGGCTCTTGTTAATTCTTCCGAAGGCGAGAAGACCTTCCATAAATTTCTTAATGAGGCAATGACAGTTGAGTCTACAGTAGACATGCTACAAGGGATAGAGGAGATGCTAAAACAAGATGGCCACAATGAAGAACATGACTGAACCTACAGAATTTGAGATAGCAATATGGGAAGAAGTTGAAGAACTTGTCACTTTACTGTTATCTAAACATAAAGATTACGGCCCTAAGAATATATCTAATGCACCTGGCGGTGCTATAAATGGACTAAGAGTTCGGATACATGATAAAACTGCACGTATAAATAACTTATACGACAGTATTAAAGACATGGCGCCTGAACATGAATCCTTTGAGGATTCGTTTAAGGATCTAGCAAACTATGCGATAATCGCATTGTTGGTACTGAAAGGAAAATGGGATCAATGAAAATATTTGGACCATATAAAGGCAGTAAACAAAACGGTGGTCGCCCAATCTATGTTATTAAACGTAAGAAAAAAGATGGCACTACTGAAACTACATCTACCAATAAAGCCCGTCTTGATTATAAGAAGGCTACTGGTAAGAAGTTAAGTAAATCTACTGATGTAGATCACAAAGATAATGGTGGTCGTAAAGGTAAAGATGGCATTAAAAATTTACAAGCAATGTCTCACTCTAAAAACGTAGGTAAAGAGAATAAGAGACGAGCAAAGAAAAAATGAAGTTAAAAATTCGCAATCCTTTTTATTTTGTAAATAATGAATGGACATCTGTTAATTGTTTTCATTGTGGTAGACACTTCGTGATGTATATACCAAACATTCGTGTATATAATTATTGTTTGGAGTGTGAATGAGTAAAGCCATCGTCGTGATCTCAGATCTCCAGGCACCGTTCCACGATGTGGACGCTGTGAATGCTGTGAAGAAATTCATTTATGCTTACCAGCCTGATTCTGTAGTATCAGTAGGCGATGAAATAGATTTTCAGAGTATCAGTCGTTGGGCAAAAGGGACTGAACTTGAATGGGAAAGATCAATAGGTAAAGATCGTGATACAACTGTTAAGTTGTTAGAAGATTTAACTGTTGAAACTATTGTACGTAGTAATCACTCAGATAGATTATTCAATAAGATACGTTCATCTGCTCCTGGTTTTTTAGGATTGCCAGAGTTAGAGATTGAAAAGTTTCTAAAGTTAGATGAACTCGGTATCAAGTATTCTCATGGGCCTATAGAGATTGCACCTAATTGGTTATTAATGCATGGTGATGAAGGTAATGTCCAACCGACAGCAGGGGCTACTGCTCTCGGACTTGCGAAGCGAAGTGGTATGTCAGTTGTGTGTGGACACACTCACCGCATGGGATTGGCTCACTATACTCAGGCTTGGTCTAATGGATCTCGTGCTGTATGGGGTATGGAAGTCGGGCATCTTATGAATATTAAACATGCTAAGTACATCAAGGCTGGCTTGTTCACATGGCAACAAGGGTTTGGTATCTTGCATGTAGATGGTAAGAACGTTACTCCGCAAATTGTTCCGATTGTTAATAGATCGTTTACAGTAGAAGGCAAAACGTGGCGGTGGTAAAAAGATTTATTGAAGAGTATGATGGCGTAGTTGCGTCTGTTGCTTATGAGTTCTCTCGTAAGTATCGTATGGTTGAGACAGATGATCTACGCCAAGAGTTATGGGTGTGGTTTTTGACGCACCCAAATAAGATTAAGTACTGGCAAAAGGAATACAACAGCAAGGAATGTACGAAACTCGTAGCGCGATCTCTGCGTAACGCTGCGAAAGATTACTGTCAAAAAGTCAAGGCTAAGTCTTCTGGATACCGCGTGGAAGATAACTATTATTACGATAAAAACATGCTAGAATCGCTATTACCAGCGGTTTTAACTGGTGATAGAGAGGCTCCTTTACTCAATGATTTGAGCATGTCTAACGTAAAAAAAGTCGCGTCTGAGGGTAATAACTGGCCAGCATTATGCTCAGATGTGGAGAAATCAATTAACAAATTGGCTAAGGAACAGCAAGATATAATCTACTTGCGTTACGCTAGTGGGTTAGAGTTAAGCGCAATAGCATCAGAGTTATCTATCTCACAAGATGCTGTACGTATGCGTGTCAACAGGGCATTAAAGAATATGTTAAACTATTTAGGTGGTAATTATCCGCGTAAAGAACGGGACTACACGGAAGAAGAAATTACTACGCAAGAAGGGTCAGACAATGTTATCGAACAAGAACTGGAGATTATTGTAGATGATACAGACGCAAGTGATGTGTGACAGCAAGGTATGTACAGAACCAACACAAACTTTTGGCTCGCGTGAGAGCGTGTGCCACGCGTGATATGTGTGCCATGCCAGCACGCGGGCAACATGAACGAGTATGGGCGTGAAGATTTAGCCAACTTTAGGCATAGAGATTGCGAGTACGCGGATTGTGCGTGCCAGCATAAGGTAGGCGATTGGACAATAAAAAAACCCCCACGCACCAATGATGCGTAAGGGTTTCTTTGCGTGGTATTAGACGGATAACACTTGCTTGATCTCGGTACTGCTTACATCAAAGTAATCACGCAGTTTACTCTCTACTAGATTTTGTACATTACACACACTCTCGAAATGTACATCATCACGCGTAGTAAGTTCTAGGCGTAATACATATTTCTCACTCATGGCTTCTCCTTTCGTATCTCGTCTAGTATAGCCATAAGTGTATCATCTACACATGACCATAGATTTTTATCAAGCATAACCATACGCTTTGCCTTAGTCCACTCAGGCGAAGTTATATCTCGCCCAAGCAGACCACTCATCTCCTCTTTGCGTAAGAGATTAACTACATCACCGCGTGGTATGTTCATTAGTCCACCCTATCTATTTGTAGTACACGCTTGACCTCAGCATCATCTAAGGTTTCTACTTCCCAATCATTGTGAGCATCAAGCGCTAACTCGATAGCCACATTTACATCATCAGCATACACGTATTGGTATAGGTCTACCATACATCTAGCCTTTACGCGGTAAGTGTGTACCTCACTCATTTACTCCACCTTTCTTACAGTAGCACGCATGGCACACAGGGATATTATCTTGTATGCCAGCATCACGTAGATTACCACAATAGCGACACGTCATAGTGCCACCCCTATAATTGTGCTTATGATCACAAGTGTAGCAAACGCAAGCCAGCCAATTAAGCGTAATTGTTCCCACACAGTTTCTTGTGTGAACTCATTATCATCATACATTATCCCACTCGCTTTCGATAGGCGTTCTCGGTTGTATATCTATACCTAGCGGATTATCGTATGTAAAGGTTAGGCTTGTAGGCTTTATACCTAACAGGCGTTGTTCCTCTGCGCGTTCATACTTATCCTTGTTTGCCCATATCCCGTCTAAGTCTGTCCATTGTAGCGAATACTCTAAGCACTCATCATACGCAGGACAACTTAAGCATAGATTTCTAGCACGCATGGCTTCAGGCGTGTATGAGTATCTATAACGAATACCCACACGACCTCTTGGATCACTTGCTGGGGAGAACTCAGGAAACCAATCATCAGGCGTAGCGCTACCTGCGCATGATGCTTCGTTCGTGAACTTAGGGAAAGTCATAACATGCCACCTTTCGTTAGGAATACGCGGAAAGCGCACTCAGGTTTATCTCCCACGCAGGGGACGTGGCGTTCTACACCACACGAAGCACAAGGGTACTCGTATGGATTATCCATGTTAAACATATTGCTAGGCAGGGGCGAGTACCTAGCGGTAGTTTTTTGCGTGCTTGGTGAGTAAGTTATCTTCACGCGTATCGGGCCGTCAATTTCCCAGCCTTCCTCAACATGAAAATACTCGCCAGCATTGAGCAGGACAGTAGCGGTTTCATTACCAGCACGAGTAGTTTTCCACTCGACAGTATCCCACTCACTAACCTTCTTGCGTTGTGTGTGTGTACTCACTCAGCACTCCAATCTTTGCCATGCCACACGGATAGCAGTAGTTTCTTTCCTCGTGATAATCGTACAGGGGTATCCATACAGGAGTATCACATTTCCAACAGCGTGTGTCTACACACTTAGTTGTTCGCATCAGATAACTCCTTCTCGTGTCCGATTTGTCCAGCCTTCTCACGATATGCGTGAGCCTTGAGTAGCCACTTGCTTGCGTCTACAAGTTTGCGATCAGCAACCGCTAACTCGTAATGTTTGTAGCACATCTCAGCCATACTTGCGTATGCCCTTGTTGGTGGTGTGGTTGCTACGCGTTTCACATTAGCCCCCATGCTGTTTGGTATGCGGTATCTGTGTGTTGCTTTGTCGTTGGCTTGTAGCACATACACATATCTGATGCGCTATCACACCATTGGCAGGTCTGACACATTGGACACACGCCATCTTTCTCTAGCCTGTCCTCATCTATGAGCGAATTACACGCCACACATGGGAACACACCCTCAGTATCGTAGGGATAAAGAGAGTTAACAGGCTTCCAGTTATTGTATGCGTAGCCGTAGCCAGCCTCGCAACTGGTGTTAGACCACCACACCTTGCTGTCGTCTGTCTGACCCTTGTCTGCGTGTATCAAGTACATCTGATAGTCAGCCGTTGGGTCTACTGTAAGCACACACACCTTAGAGCCTGAAGTGTATTCCTCGATCATGTTGTACATGTGTGGATTATCTAGCGCCTTAACACCACCCATTTTGGCAAGCACATCTTCGGTGAAGATGCGTGTGTCTGATCTTGTATCACCAGCAGGTATATCTATTGGCAGTACGCCATTGTGTGCGAGTACAGTTTGATCGTCTAGCACATAGAAGGGGTGGCAGTTTTCGAGATTGGTAGTGCCGTGTGTTGCGTATCTTGCGTGCCATAGGGCATAGTCATCAGGATACTTAGCACGCATCTCAAGGAAGCGATTGACCGCATCATCTGCGTTCATTGTATGCTCGACAATGATGCGCCTCTCTCGTGATACCACGATAGCGAAGCCAAAGCCGTCAGGATTATTGATCGCGGAATACATCAACTTATCACGCGAAGGTAATACATTGGGCGGAACTACACATAACATACACATTACATTTCCTCACTTTCGAACTCTCTCGTGTTATCGAGAGTGCTAAGCGCGATCTGCGCAAAGTTTTCGTACTTGTCCTTGTTGTCTAGCACATATCCCATGAAGCGTATCCAGCCTAACTGATTATCTCTTGGGTTTATTTTCATGGTGCGTGTGTACTCAACAGCAGAGTGGAGAAACTCTATCGCTGATAACACTCGCGCTGGCTTGAGTGAACCACGAAACACACGAACCTCTATCGTGTGATCGTTTTGTATGTTGATTGCCTCGTATCTGTCGGCTGATCTGCCGTACTTGATCTTAGGTACGAGTGCGCCTTTATCATTAAATCGTGCGAAAGAACTACTTCTACCTGCTATCGCACGAACCTGTTGTCCGTTATCGTAGATGAGTTTCTGAAAGCGCAACTCGTGTGCTTCATCACGCTGTCCATTTTTACGGAAAGCCGTACGAGATATGTGAACATGTAAACCACATGTTGTTGTATCCCATGAACGGAAACCCTTACTGCGTAGTGAGCGTAAGAAGTCCCAGTTAATAGACTTCCATGCCTCGAACGAGTGTGGGTGAGATACTATCTCGAAGCCGTCATCAAGCGAACTATCTCGCTTTATGTACACACGAGAGCCAAGCGCATCTTTAACTATCTGCGCACCACTCTCACAGCCCCAACCGCTATTGTCCTCGACCTCTAACTCAAGCCCGAAGTAATAATCGGCTGACCCAAAAAACTCAGGGTCAGGCTTGTACATGTACTCGTAGATTATGCTGTCGTTGTGGCGATAACACTCGTGAGATGTGTTCTCGTACATTTCGTAGCCACACTCCTCACAATCCCACGATTGATCGTAGCAACTATCACACAAGCGTCTGTCCCGTGCTTCGGAGTAATAGGTTTCCGTAAAGAAACCATCACACCAAGCGCATGTACTTATATCACCGCTTGCCTGATGTTTACTGAAGCACTTTTCACACACTTTGCTTCCGTCTATCTTGCTGTACACATGTGAGTCAATCATGTACTTATCACACTCACACTTAAACATACATGATGAGTGAACTGTGTATTCATCACCAGCATCATCTTGTGCGATAGTTATGAGTGTCTGGCGTTCTGATACACGAAGATCTGTTGCCTCGAACATGTATCCTGAACACACTTCACATGTATCTCGTTGTTGATCGTGTATAGGTAGGAAAGTGTACGGCAGGATTTCATTGTACAAGCCTGTCGTACTGTGATTAGGTAGATATGCGTAGAGAGTATTAAAATCTACGCTTTCGAGTGCGCCTTCGAGTGCCTTGTTGCGTGAACACTTTTTACAGCGTGGTACGAGAAGCGTGTATCCGCCTTCGTCAAGGTATATCTCTTGCTGGTACAAAGCACCGCCAGCACCGCAAGCACACATGCCCCAACCAGCAGGGGCAATGATGATTTTATTAAGCGCATCACGCCCTGCTTGTGTGAGTTGTGCGTACCACTCGTGAGTTTCTATCTCACGATAGTAGCCAGCGTAAGTACCCTCGTTAGGGGGTATCCGTGTGTTAGGCATTAGTTACCTCTCCTTCGTGTAGTGAACAGTTACACAACTCCCCTTCGGGAATTGCGTATGTAGCCAACTCGGTGTCGTCTACGGCTGGTGTTATTGTGTATGTGATCTTACTGCGCTCACTCCACTTTAAGAGTTGAGCAGGGAACACAGCGCCCCATAGCGTTGTGTGAGCAGTTGTTTCGTGTATCAGCATTTCTGATACGCTTACAACTGCTGGTTCGGTGCGAGCATCAAACAATGAGAAGTGAACTGGTAAATCGCACCGATAGCGTGTATCAGACATTAGTTATCCATTTCCCATGTATAAAATCTTGTGGTATGAACGTTTCGTCCACCCATAAACCAAGACTTTGACCATGATACACACGACCATCAAAGAGTTGTGCGTCTATTACATTTTCCATGCGCTTGATCGCATCTTGTCCGAAAGTGTAATGCTCACCTGCCTCAGAGTTTCTAAGCCACTCAAGCATTGACGTAATGCTTTGCGCCTCACGAATTGTGAGTTTAACGCCACGCTTATTTTTCCATACCTTGCGTGGGTTAGGGATACTGATTGTGAGTTTCATGTGTGTTACTCCCAATCACTCATCTCACGGATTTTCCGTGTTAGGCGAGCATTGTGTAGTGCGGTGGTGGTGATTAGCGTGATACTTAGCGACAACGCAATAATGATTGCTATGCCGTCTGCGATCTCGATATACATGTAGTTCCTTTCGTGATGATAAAGAAACCCTCTCAAGCCTACGAAGGAAATGAACTAACCTCGCCTGAGAGAGTTTCTTGGTGATCTTTTGACCACCGAAAACCATCATAGCAGATCGGTTTTTAGCCTCAAAAAAGCCCCAAAGAAAGAAAGAAACCTGTGCGTATGTAAGTCAAAGCAATTTTGATTTGGTTCGCAAACGAGTTGTGCGTGCGACAGCGAGTTATGTAGTGTGCGTGCGTGCTAGATGACGCTTGTGCGTGTGTGCGACAGCGATGTATGTAGCACGTGTGCGCTCAGGAGTGCGCATACAAAACGGACAAAACGGACAATGCGCTCATCACGGATAACCAAGATCATCACCAACACAAACCAAAGCCACCGAATAGAAACGGACAAACTAGGACAAATCGCCCCAGTTTTACGCTCAAAGTTGATTATTTGCCAAATGAGAGTAGAGTTATCTCAATGCCAAATAGGCAGAGTTTGGAAAGGACAAAATGAACGCACAAATCAAAGAGTTAATCGAGCAAATCCCAGTTAACTCAGACGTAGCAAAATCAATCGCAAACCGCTTGGAAAGCGCGCTAACCAAAAAAGGAAGCGCACAAAGTCGCCTACGCATGGCAAGCCAATCCCTGAACGCGTTGGCAAGCAAGTACGAAGCGGACACAGATGAAAATGGATACGCGGACTTATTCGCTCGCATATTCGAAATTGGCGCTCAAATTGGCGTGGATAACAAAACCGAAGCCACACCAAAAACCACGCGTGAACAATGGCATGATGTGGACAGCGCAGAAGGTCAAGCGATTATCGCCAGCGTGAAGCCAAAGCCACGCAAGAAAGCAACAAAGACCGAACCGAAATACTACAAAGATGAGCAATTAACCGAGATGCTACGCGAAGCATTTGCGAATATGCTCGCAGGCAAGTAGTCGCCCGACACAAACCGCCCCGCGTGTGGATATATTCCACGCGTGGGGTTGTCGCGTGTAAAAAAATCGCCTCG